CGCGGTCGGCATCGAGGACATCGTCAAGGTCCAGGCGATCGTGGACGTCCAGAACGAATACCAGCAGAAGCTCGGCTACGCGGTCGCGAAGGACATCGACACCAAGCTGGCGACCGACTTCGCCGGTTTCAGCCAGACCGTCGGTACCTTGGGTACTGCCGTAAGCGACGCGAACGTGCTCGCCGCCATCGCCATGCTCGACAACGCCGACGTCCCGCAGGACGACCGCTTCTTCGTCATGACGCCGGCTGAGAAGGTCGCCAAGCTGGCCCTGGACCGTTGGTCCAATGCCCTGTACATCGGCCAGGGCAACACGCCGGTCACCAGCGGCACGCTCGGCGACATGTACGGGCTGACACTGAAGATGACCACCAACCTGGTCAAGCCGTCCGCGGGGCAGGCGCAGAATGCCATCTTCCATCGCGACGCGCTCGCCCTGGTCGTACAGAGGACGCCGAAGACGCACATCTTCTACGACATCGACATGTTTACGTGGAAGCTGGCGGTCGAGGTGATCTACGGCCACCAGGAGATGCGCGACAATTTCGGCATCTACCTGATGGGGGCCAGCTAATGGCAAAGGCGAGCAAGAACAACCCCACCGCGGGCGGCGCGGCCTACCCGTATCCCTCGAGTCGCTACGCGCCGCCTGCGCCATCGAACGATCCCGGTCAGGCGACGCACTCCGACAACGCTCGGGCAGTCGAGCTCATCAAGACCGACCCGCGGGTGGTGTACGTCAACGGTCCTGGACCGGCGCGCCAGTAGGAGTTACGCGTGCCTGAGATGACTGGCAACGAGTTCGTTGACAAGCTGCTCGATCAGACGACGCCGGTGGCGCAGCCGAAGATCGGGCAGAACTACAACTACCCGCTGCGCCACTACCTGAAGCCCGACGGCCAGGTCGTCCAGCTCCAGGGTGATCCGACAAATAGGGCGTATTACGCCGACAAGGGCTATCACGAGCTGCGCGAGACGGCGGGGCGGGACGGTGGTCTGTCGGAGCTCGAGCAGTATCAGACCGTCGAGTACCCCAAGATCCTGGCGCAGCAGCGCGAGAAGGCGGCGCTGATCAACGCCATTCGCCGAGCCGCTGAGCGGTATCGCGACCTGGCGCTCGAGGACACCTTTGATGACTACTCGATCGAGGAGATCCGCGAGTACCTGAAGCAGATCAAGGAAGAGACCGGCAAGGACATCCGCGTCATCAAGCCGAAGCGCCAGGTGGCGCGTGAGGCGGCAGAGGACGCCAAGCTCCTGGGGGTCGAGACCAGCGCGACGCAGTCGATTGAGGGTCTCGAGGCGAAGCTAAACGCGTCGCACGGCTACGATCCGATCGAGCAGTCGCACCGTCGCCAACGCGGAGGAAGTGCAGCATGAGTGATACGCCTACGGTTCCGCCGGTGGTCGATCCTTCGCCGACCGCGGCGCCGATTCACCTGAATACGCAGACGCTCGAGGAGATTCTCGCCATGAATCCCACCCCAGCCTCGCCGCCGGAGGTGCTCGAGCTCAAGCCGAATACCGCTGCGGAAGCGACCAGCGGTCCAGACGAGCAGGTTTCGCCGACGGCGTACGTCGAGATGACCAAGCCGAACGGGGAGAAATTCCTGTCGCCGAAGGCCAACGTCGAGCACTACACGTCGAAGGGCTATACCGCGGGAGCAGAGCAGGACATTCCTGACCTGGTCGCGTATTGGGCGGAGAAGGCGGCGGGGTCAGCGGCGTCATCTGCGCCTGCGGCCCCGCCGCCATGAACGGCACCGACATCGAAGGACAAGTCGGCGCCGCGCAAGGGCTCTGGACGCACACGCCGACCGACTGGGCAGGCAACGAAACGTTGACCGGCGCCCCCGCTGGAGCGCCGGTCAACGCCGCGCAAGGCTACCTGGGCATGGTCACGCGGCCTGGTGGCGCGGTGACGCAGAGCGGTCCCGCGGGAGCGCCGGTCATCAGCGCCATCCAGGTCTACGGCAACATCACCGCGACGACGTGCGACATCATCTTCATCCTGAACGTGGTGCCGACGTCCTGTCGCATTAACTACGGCACCACCCAGGCGGTCGCCTCGAACAAGGCCGGTGCGAACTCGTCAGGCTCGCAGCTCGTGCAGCTCACCGGCCTGACGACGCAGACCAAGTACTACGTCAACGTTCAGGCGACCAACGCGAACGGGACGACCGTCTCAGCCATGTACTACTTCTTCACCAAGTAGGAGGCGCTACGCGCATGCGCGAAACTCCCGACCCCTCTCCGCCTCCCGAGCCGGAGGACGAAGATCAGCCCGAAGCGCCGTCATCCGATCCTGCCGAAGCGAGTGCGGGAGACCCTGCGGAGGAAGAGGGCGGAGGCGAAAATGGAGGCGATGACAAGCCAAGCGACTGACGACCGACTCGGCAAGACCGCCTACGACGCGTATTGCATTCAGCTCGGCAAGATGGACGAACCGTGGGACGGTCTGAGCGGTACCGTTCAGAACGCCTGGATAGCCGCGGCTCGCGTCATCGATTCAGAGGCCAGGAACGACGTGAGCTATGTCCGCTGAGCTGGTGGTCATGGCTGCGCACCGTGCCGACTGTGTCTTCGGTAGCGGCTTCTTCCGCGTCCACCTGACCAACGGCAGTGTGCGTTACTGCCAGACGCAGCGCGAGGTAAGCCAGCTCGCCGGCATGCTCGGGAACAGCGCCATTCATGTTGTAGAACGCGACGGCTACTGTCTCGACGGCGACCGCCAGGGCGACGCCAACACGCCCGACGTGGTCGACGCCGAGCAGTGGTTAGCGATGCCCAGGGAGCAGGCGATGCAGGCGGTGGGCCTGGAACGTGACGTTGACTACGCCCGCGTCTACAACCAAGTCGAGGCCGCGGTCTACCGTCGCGACAACCGAGCGGCACAGGGCGGCGTGCGGGCGTCGATCGTGCTGAAGCGCCGCGGCGCGCCAGTGAGGGATGTCTGATGGCTGAGAAATGGATTCAGAAAGCGATCAGCAAACCAGGAGCTTTACGCTCCGCGCTCGGCGCTAAGCCCGGTAAACCGATTCCGGCCAAGAAGCTCGCGGCTGCGGCCAAGAAAAAGGGCGTGACCGGCCAGCGCGCTCGCTTGGCGCAGACGCTCAAGAAACTGGGCTGATGGTAATTGCGCTGTCAGGCGTCGTTCCGTCGCGGCTCGCGGCGGTCTCGCGCCACATCCAGGGGTTCATCAGCGGTGGAACGACCAGCAATCCGGTTGCTAACCAGGTGCTGGCGTATTACTGCGTCTGTGTACCCGGGGTCATCAGGATCGTGATGGCGGCGACATCAGGCACCACCGCGACGCCGACGATCATGGACGTACGCAAAAACACCGTCAGTGTGTGGACCGACCCGACGCACCGCCCCACCCTGGCTGCGGGCAAGAGCGGAGCGTTTACAACGTACCCACCTAACCGTGGAGCGCTCATGCCTGGCGACCTGGTGTCGCTGGTCGTCGTCCAGGCCGGCAACGTGGACGTCGCGATGACCGTAGCGATCGAGGAGCCCTGATGATCAATCCACGCCAAGTCACCTTTACTTCCGGCACCTTGATGCGACTGATGCCGGCCAAGATTGCGCGTTCGCGGCTCGGCAAGGCGGTCTACCTGGCGCATGGCTATCTTCCCCAGGATCTTGCCGACGAGCTGATGGATGCGCTCTCGAGTGCGCTGCTGATCGAATCGAGTCTCAGTCTGAAGCACCTGCGTCCGTCTGGATGGGTCGATGACTACGGCGTGGTCTCGAGGAAGGTCATCACCGATGCAGGCGCGGCGGCGGTCGTCAACGCCTTCCGCAACACGTTCGAGCTCGAGCTGTTCAACTACCACGGTCTGGGAACGGGCAGCACCGCGGAGGCGACGGCGCAGACCGCATTAGTGACCGAGCTGACAACGCAGTACGCGACCGACAACACCCGCCCCGCGGGAGCGCAGTCGGCACCGGTAGCGAATCAGTACCAGTCGGTCGCGACCATCACCGTGGACGCAGCGGCGTCGATTACTGAGCACGGTCTGTTCAGCCAGGCCGCGGCGCCAGGCGGGACGATGTGGGACCGTTCGGTCTTTGCGGCACTGGCGTTGAATACAGGCGATGCGATCGTCGCGACGTATATCGCCACCATCACGTCGGGCGGCTAGATGAGTGCCTGTTTCGGCCAGCCTGAACACCTACGCGGCATGGGACAACGGCTCGGCGACGTATGCGACGCTCGAGGCGGCGCCGACGTATGGCGTCCTGGAGGGCGGTCGTCTCTCGATTACGCGGACACTGCCTTCGAGCGCCACGCTCTTGCCTGGTCACGCGTGGGCGATGACGTTCGGCGGCACGCTGGTCCCTTCGGGGAACCCGACCAAGCAGGCGACGCACAAGCTCGTGGGGGCGCTTGCCTCGAGTGGCATCGTCCTGATCGGCAAGATCTTCACCCGTTCGCTTGGCGGCTCGCTCAGCTCGAACGGTACGTTGGCGAGAGTGCGGAACCTGGTCAAAGCGTTGGCCGGCACGTTGGCGCCGACGGCGACGCTCAGTACTCGCATCGCCAATCGCACGTACGTCACGTATCAGGGGCGGGTGTGGCTCCTTGGGGAGCTGCGGTTAGCGCTCCACAAGGGGCTCTGGCCTCCGCTCGTACACGAGACGCCGCAGGCATTTCCGCTGCTGGTCAGTACGGGTGCGTCTTCGGCTCCGCCGCTGACCCCGACGGCGGAGCCGACCTGGCCTCCGCTCAATCCCGCAGACAGGGTGAGTTAGATGCCGAGTCTCGCTGAGTACCGCAGGAACCTGGCGGTGGAGAGCGGTCCGTACGTCGGGCCTGAGTCCTACAACGTCAAGGCGACGGGTGGCACCGACGTCAACAAGCTGGTGTGTGACGTCTATCCAATCCAGTCGGGCATGGCGCAGAACGACCTGTACCTGGAGCGTCCGCTGTACCGCCCGACGGCGGTGCTGCTGACCGACCGCCATCGCTACGTGATGGCGTACGACCCGCCAACCGGCACGCTCACACCGGATCTGCCGTGGACGAACTCACCACTGTCGCCAGCCGGCAGTCGCACGTACGCCGCGCTGGAAGCGTTCATGTACCGCGACCTGGAGGGCTACACGTACGAGTGCATCGAAGGCACCGGCGTCGATTGCCCGGACGGTGGGACGATGGGGGAGCGGTTCGAGATTCTCGGACCGTGGGACGCGCCGACGATGCACCAGCTCATCAACGACGGACTGAAGCAGTGCTGGCTGGTGGTGGACGTAGTGTGTACGGCGGTCAATGGGGTGAGTCGCCACGATCTGAGCCAGGTCTGCCCCTGGCTGCAAGACCCCAACCACATTCGTCAGGCGGGGTACCTGCCTGCTGGCGTCGATCCCTGGACGCAAGACCCGTTCGCGTCGATCGTGTACGGCCACGTCGAACGCGACGGCGGGATGTTCATCTTCAATACCGACAGACGCACGTTTAACCCAGGCGATCAAATCTGGCTGCGTTGCTACAAGCGGGCGTACGACCACTGCCGCGTCGCAGGGGGCACGTATGGCGAACAGAGCGGGTTGAATTGGGAGACCGACGAGGCTCCGATCGACCGCGATTGGCTGACCTCGTCAGCCCTCCTCATCGGCTGGCGGCGATTTGGGCACCTCCTCGAGGCGAACGCCAACCAGCGGCTAATTCGTGACGAGGCGATGGCCGCGGCCTGGTTCAACGATCGAACGCACCAGCACTTCAGCGCGGTCGCGCCGACGTTGACGTTCCGCAGGGCGCGCAGATTCGGACCAGCGGCGGTCGCGTGAGCTACGTTGCCGGGCGGCGCAGCCCGTACCCATACCACCTGATCGTGGAGGACAAGCAGAACGGCTGGCGGCAGGGCTTCATGCTCGGCGTAGCCCGACCAGGCACACCGCAGCTCGTCTCGAGCAAGGTTCAGGACATCAGCAACATCACCCCGCAGGACTACTCGTACGCGGCCTGGTCGCCGCTCACCGAACGCATCGCCGAATACGAACAGCTCACCTTTGGTATGGGTGAGAGCATGCAGCAGGGCGTGGATGCGAAAACAGACCGCCGTTACCTCGAGGCGGAAGGCGTGGACGCCAGCGTCTGGCCGTGGTGCAAGGGGCCGGAGCTGACGCTGTTCACGCCTGCGACGCACGATGCGACCGTAGGTGTTACTCGCTTCTTCGAGCTCGGCACCACGCTGTACTGCGCCAACGGACGGTACATCTTGCGGCGTGACGCTGACGCGACGTGGACGATGGTCAAGGACTTCGGCGCGGGCATGGCAGTGCTGGACGCGGCGGTCTTCCAGTCCAACTTCGACGGCGTGCAGCGGGCCTTCTTCGCGCTCTCGAGCGGCGTGGCGCAGTGGACGTCCAATGGGACGACGTACACCGCGATGGCGACGTTCACGTCGGTCGCGTTCGCGGTCGTCGGTAGGGAGTTCTGGTGGGCCGACGACCTGAACCGCCTCCGCAAGTGCGACACCAACGCCGACCCGACCGTCGAGGCCAACTACACCAGCACGATCTTCCGCGCCGGCGACAAGAGCTCGCAGATTACCTCGCTGATGGTTTCCGCGGCGGGCACGCTGGTCATCGCCAAGACCGACGGGCTGTACACCCTGGACCAGGCCGGCCAGGACCGCCCGCTGTTCCCGTTCCTGCGCTTCGCCGACGACGCTAACAACGGCAAGTATTGGGGTCAGTTCGAGAACAGCCTGTACACCAGCTACGGCTACTCGCTCGGACGCATCGACCCCGACCTGAGCTGGAACGACGTCGGCCCCGAGAAGCTGGTCGGCAACAGCGGACCGATCTCCGGCAGGCCGACGGCGTTCTGCGGCGTGGGCACGATGTTCGCCTATGTCGCGTTGCTCAACCGCGACACTCAGACGGGCTACCTGTGCAAGTTCGGCGCCTGGGCGCAGCCACTGAACGCGATCTACAGCCAGAACCCGGTCGAGGCGACGCACATCGACGCGTGGCACGGCTCAGTAATCACTCCCCTCGCCAACCGCGGTATCCAGACGCTGTTCGTCTCGAGCATTGGCGCGCCTGCTAATCACACCAGGACGTACCTGGGCTGCTCGGACGGGACGATTGGGTGGGTGATCAACGCCTGCTCACCGAACCCGGTCAACTGTTCGGCCTACAAGTTCACCGTGGGCGACCACTTCATCCAGATGCCGACTTTCAACGGCGGGTTCCACGCCTCGATCAAGTCGCTGCGGAACATCGCCGTGACCGGCCCTCTCCTGAACGCCTCGAACTACGTGACCGTCGAGTACAAGAACTCGCCGCTGGCGACGTCCTGGACGGCGCTGCCGCAGCGCTTCGACTCGGCGGTATACGAGCTCCAGCCGGTCGTGCCGATGGACTCGGGTGTACTGCTCCAGTTCAAAGTTCACCTGGTCAACACCGTGAATACAGCGTCGCCGCAGGTGTCCGCGGTCGCGGTCGGTCACGCGCTGAGACCGCAGCGGGTGATGTCGTTCGAGGCGGACGTGCTATGCGCCGACGGTCTGGTCCGCAGGGATGGCGTGGGTATGCGGATCGGGCGGCGCAGGATTCAACAGTTGATCGAGCTGGCGGTCGATAATCCTGGTGCGGTGACGGTTACTCTGCCAGACGAGACCGTTCAGGAGCTGAGTTTCGTTGACTTGAAGGTAGCGCAGTCGTTCGATGAGATCCGACGCCAGTGGCGCGGCAGTTTGCACATCGTCGCCGTTCAACACTTCACCACGGAGATCCAACTGTAGGGGGGTCTATGGCGCGCACCAATTCGGTCTACTACACCGGCCCGTACCAGTTCCCCCGAGCGGACGCGGCTACGGATTTGTTCCTGAAGGAAGACGTTCAGAAGCTCGCGGCTACGGTCGATCAGCACGATCACTATGCGGCTGGAGGCCGCGGTGCTGCCGTGGCGCTCGCCGCGGGTTCCATCACTACCTCGCACATCCTGGATGGCACGATCCAGGCGAGCGACATTGGCAATGGTCAGATCACCAACCCGCTGATCCAGGACGCCACGATCCAGTACGGCAAGCTGGCCGGCGGCTTCTCGTTTCTGGGTACGACGACGTCGGATGGCAGCAGCTATACGCGTGTCGGTGTGGTCAACTCGGCGAGCATTACACCCGGTATCACGGCGTTCACGATCACCCCCAGGACACCGGGCAAGTACATCCTGGCAATCGCGCAGATCACGATCTCCCATTCTGTGGCGGGCGCCGACATGCGGATGTACATCTTCGACAACGGAAGTGGCTCGTATATCGCTTACTGCACCGCGCCAGCAGCGGGCGTGGCGGTGCAGCTTACAGGCGCGCAGTTACTCGCACCGACCGCGAACATGGCGCACACCATCACGCTCGGGTGGGATACCGGGGCCAGTGGAACACTGACTCGCTACGGCTGGATGAACTCCGTTGTGCTGCTGGAGATCCCCGTATGATCGTCAATCCTCCCAAGTACATGAATCCCGAGCAGCTTCACCAGGAGCTGCTCGCTGCCGGGTTCACCTACACCATCAGTCTGAAGGGAAGCGAGATCCCGCTCGAGCAGACGCAGACGGCGGTGCGGCCTATCGAGGAGGTCATTACGCCCGCGGAGATGAAAGCCGCGGACGAGACAACGCTCGAGAGTGTGGTCAACGCCCACGTCGGCATGCGCGACAAGACCGACGCCGAGTACGCGGTCGAGTTCCAGGATTCCAATACCACGGCAGTGCGCCGACAGGAAATTCGCGATCAGCAGAGCGGTCTGCTGCCGCGGGAACAGGTGCCGATGCCCTGATGCCTGA